CTACCATGCTTTCTAGCACATCATATTTATCTTCAGGGATTTGTACATAATGTTCTTCAAAAAGACCCTTCATTCCAGAAAGGAATGATTCAGTCAATTCTGTTTTGAGTCCATGCTCAATAGCAAGTTCATTTTCAACGAACCACTCTTCAGCAACATACTCAAGATATTGGTCAACTCTTTCTGCAAGTGCAGTCTTAGTTGCCTCTACCTCCTCTGCAAACTGTTTTTCATAAGCAGATTGCAAATCTTCTTTAAGCTCTGATACCTTAGAATTTAAAGCAGCCTCAAAGACTGTTTTTGCTTTTTCTCTAAACTCTTCAGATAACTCCTCTCCACCAAGGAGAGCATTGACATCAGCTTCAATGTCAATTTCTACAGTGTCCTCTTCTACTGTTTCTGGTGCTTCTGTCACTATCTCTTGCTCCTCTGTTTCTACCTCTTCTGGGACATTTGATAATTTTGCACCAGGTTGTACATCACCAGATTGGACACCTGACTTTGCACCCTTATTAACAACATCTTTCACAGTTTTAATCTTAGGTTCCCTTATCTTTGCAGAGTCATCATCTGGCTTATAGTTTTCTGGTGTAGGTCCACCTAAATCTTCATAACTAGTTGCCAACCCTTCACCAGGATTGCTCAACTTTGGCATGGGATCTCCAGCTTTTGCATTAGCATTAACTGCAGTCTTGGATTGGTTAGTGCCTACTTCCATTTCTTGTAAATCTCCACGAGACATTTGTAAACCCTCTGATTACCGAGTACTTAAACTATATTTATTTAGATAAATTATAAGTTTGATAAGAAATCGTTAAATAGATTCAACTTATGTTCATCTAATTTTTTCTGATCAACTAGTGTGTTGATTGTTTTGTATGTTTTTTCAGCATACTTCTCACGAAGAATACCTCCATCCCATACCCA